TCTCCAAAGTAAAAAAGGGAGTAGCCGTTAAGCTACCCCCAATATTCTTAGACCTCTACAAGACCAATACATGATGCAGGACGCAGGACGTTATGCCCCATTGCGTACTTAGCAACCATGAGTGTGCCTTGACGGTTGATCTGGTACTCAGACTCCATGCCCAAGTCAAGAAGCTTGACAGTAGCAACAGCTTCTGGTGTAAAGACAAAGCCACGTAACTTAGCAGCTTCTGCAACCATGTCGCGTCCGTCTACAGCAGCAGTCGGAAGGTCATAGTGAGTAGTGCGTCCAGAACCAGCAGTGTTTGCTAGTGGCTGGTTGTCGTTTGTCTTACCTTCGGCAGCATCACCAGTTGTGAAGTTGGTGTACAGGTTAGTTACATCAGCATGGTTTGACATGATTACAGGAATACCTGCAATTGACGGAACCATACCTGAAGCAATTGAACCGTTACCACCGAAGTCTTGGTTCATGTATGTCAGCTTTGAGCCATCAGTTACATCCATCAGTGCATAGTACTGTGCTGGTGGAAGGACAACTACAGCGTTGTCTGATGGTACGTTAGCAATGTCCATTGTTTTCTTGGCATCAAAGATTGCCTTAGCAAGCTTTGCTGGATCAAGAGAGTCAGCAGTAGCTGTACCAATGGTGACATTTGAAGTAAAGTCTTCTTCAGTGAAAGCTTTGTAGTCTTGAATAAGACCAGCAGCGGCTGTTGCGTTAGTTGACAGCGCAGCTTTGACAAGCATACGAGCTACATTCCGATCTGCTTCGTTAGCTAGTGCAATACCAGCTTCCTTTGAGTAGATTGAACGTACATCGTAGTGGTTGATAGCTTCATCAATGTTAGCAATGAACTGGCTTGAGATAAGCAAGTCGTCAATTGTGACGATACGCTCACCTGCACGAATTGAACCACCTGTGATTTCGTTTCCAGGGGTCAGGTATTCAGCAGTTGCACGGCCTGTCATTGGGAATGAAGCAGACTTACCTTTTGAGATTGTGCGAGTACGCACTTTATCCATAAGGACTTTCTTTTCCTCATAGGCTGTTAGGACTTCTCCTGCATACAGCTTGAGAAACAGGTCACGGACGTCACCTGTTAGGTTATTCTGGCCTTGAAAGCTTACGCTATAGGCCGGATTTGAAGCGGCTTGTGCCATTTTAAATTACCTCTTAGTAATGTTAATGTGAGTTGAATTACACTCTGCATTACACTACATCCTTTCTCCAAGATTGTCCCTCGCAAGGGGTCAGGGGTAATCGTTTGTTATGTTAGCTTCGTGTTAGGGATATAGTCCCTTCTAGGTACACCGTAATGTAACTAGAAGGAAGGGGGAACTCTTATACAATTCCCCCAACCCCATGCAACAATGTTAAAACAGACTAGACTTGGCTAACTTATCAGCAACCTGCTGTCTGTAGGCAGGGTCTTTAGCGTATCTGGGGTCACGCATAGCAGCAGTTAATTCTGCATTGCTTTCAAACTTCCCACCAGAGGACACAGAGCCTGTCTGTCCAGAAAGGAGACGAGGTTCTGCCTCAGAACGATAACGAGCATTAAGACCTTGAATCGCCAACTTAATTAGATTAGTATCACGCGATTCCATTGTTGAGTTAAAAGCATCAATTTCGTCAGGGGGTAGATTATCTGCTGCCCACTGTACTAATCCTTGATACTGTTCTGCACCACCTACTAGGTTGTACATACTAGATTGGACTTGTTCAGACAAAGCGTTCTGTCCATCAATCCATGAGTCAACTACTGCCTTTGAAAAACCAGCCTCAGCCAGTGCTTGATAGGCATCTTCAGTTAATCCACCTAGCTCTTCATATTCCTGTTGGAACGCATCAAAGTCTAGGCCATTTGCATCTAGTGCTTCAGCAATATCAGAAGGAGTAGCATCTGCTATCTGCTCTTCTGTTATTTCTGACTCTTGTTCTTGCTGAGGTTTACCTAGCTTACTCTCTAATGCAGAGTATGCCTTAGCCATATCCTCAACTGAATTAAATTTCTCAGGTAGCCACTCAGGACGCTCAGGGTCTTGTTGACTACCTTCTACTTTAGCCAGCATAGCATCTATATGCTCTTGTGACTCAGCAGGTTCTTCTTGATAAGTGTTAATACTGTCTGCCATTATTTACCTAACCTTCTACAGCCCCTTTAGCTAACTGTGGAGCAGCACTTTGTGCTAGCTGCATAGCTGCTTGAGCTTCCATCTGTTCTTGTTGCATTTGTTGTTGCATCATTTGTTCTTGTTGTTTCTGCTCAGGTGTCTTTATAAGTCCTGAGGTATCAATACCAAGTGATGCAGCTAGGCGATCAATATAATCACCCAAGTTCATCTCACTCTGAATAACTTCTGGCCCCAGCGGTTGAAGATATTCTAAGAAAGTTGCTAGTTTATTTAAGTCTTGTCCACGGCCTAGTGCCTCAATACCTGTTACTACTGTAGGCTTGACACTATCCTTAGGCATACGTGGCATTTTACCTTGCTTAGTTAATGACTCAAGCAATAGGTTGATTAGTGGTAGCTGAAACTCCTGTGATAGAATAGAGTACACACCACCAAGGGCTGTCTCTAGTTCTTGCGCCATGAAGCGCACTTCTTCTGCTGTTACACGCTCTGCTGATCTTTGTACAGAGGAGTTTAGTAGAAAAGCAGCACCAAGTCTATCGTTAATCATACGCATAGTCTCTAGTGCAACACGGAAGTCACCACCTTTGGCTACCTGTAGGGTAGACACATCATTACTGTCACCCTGTAGGAACGCACCATTAGGTGCAGCAGCTAGGTCTTTACTCTTTGTAGTACCATTAGGCCGTACAAGGAACAATACCTTAGCTGATGCTGCGCTGCCTTGTACAATAGCTTTTGTTAAAGCCTCAAGACTACGTAGATCACCAATGTATTCTTCAATAAACCCTCGCCCATAGTCCTCACCGTCAATACGAATAAACCGTAGTGGGATGAAAGGGCTTTGGTCTAGCTTAAATTTACCCTTAGTCTTTTCAATAGTAATACCAGCTACTTCCTGTATAACTTCGTATCTATTATCCACACGCTTAAGGCATGTATACAAATCGTAGCTTTTAACAGGAGTATCTGATGGTGGGATCATGTCCTTTATTTCATCAGGTAGTGTAGATGGAGCCATAGACTCCTTGGTAATAATCTCTAGCACATTACCCATAGTGTCACGCTTAGTGCAGTAACGGTCAGGCCGGAATACTTTCATTCCACCTTCTTTGGGCATGTAAACAAGAGCATTACCAGTAACGATAAGTAACTTGAGTGCCTCAAATACTGGCACACGGATAGCTTTACCCTCGATTTCTTGCATAGCAGCACGTTCAATACGTGCAAGTCCTTCTTCTACTTGACCACGGTTGTTACCTGCTAACTGTTGTAGATCAAAGTCATCAATAGTCAACCGAAAGAAAGGACTGTTTGGTGGGAGCAGGGCAAGCAATAGCTTTGATGCTAGGTTGTTTACACCTCTTGCTCCAATACCCTGATAAGGCGTGGCATAAATAGAAGAACTACTATGACCTTCCTCTGGTAAAAGAGTAGGAATAGTAAGCCTTGCTGCTTCTCGCCCTCGTTCTAGGAACGTATCTCGTTCACTTTCTAGTTGGCTGTAGCGTTTAGCTACTGTACCTACGTCTTGTTCCATGTGTTATTCCTTATACAATAATCTTGCTTTTATATCTTTTCATACGCTCACTTTGTTCAATGATAGGAGCAGATGAAGTAGTATCAGGCATCATGTCAGTAGGTTTAGCGATCTTTTCTTCTTCATCATCAGTATCTTTACTCATGAGTTTCTTAACTTCACTTGTGTTTACTGTGAAAGCACCCATACTGATCTCCTATCCGACAGGGATGTTCAACCCTGAACCACCGTCACCACCTATGTTAGCAGAACCAGTCTTAATTACCAAAGCTTTTTTACCCTTACGCCTACGTCCCATTTTACCACCTTCTGTTTCTACCATAGCTTCAGCTTCCTGATCCATTGGTTTAGGTGCAGCGGTAGATGCAGCAGGTGCAGGTGCAGGTGCTGGTGCTGGCTTACTTCGTCTAAAAAATCCACCCATATTATACTCCTGTTGTTGGAATTTGTAAACCTGAACCAGAACTACCTGTCTGTACAGAAGTGTCTTTTATATCAACACGTAGTTTACGTTTACCTGTTTTCTTTTTAAGTCGATCTGCGTCTAAACCCTGATCAGCAAGCTCAATATCTGGTGTCTTAGCGACAGCAGTTACTGGTCTAGCTGGTGCAGGTAGTGGCTTAGGTGCTGATGATCCGAATAATCCACCCATGTGTCATTCCCCATAATCTTCGTTATAAATATCTGTAAGTTTTTTTACTACTGATTGTTGTCCCCTGAGAAACGCTAGCTCCTCAGAGGTGATTTGTTCATGTGGAAGTTTATCTGGATAAAGCTCCTGTAAAGCGTTCAGTAGAGCAGTAGTAATGTTTAATGAATATCCTAAGACATTAACCATATTAAATTCACTTTCGCTAATAGGTACAGTTTAGACTATATGTCTACTAATTCACAAGCTCCTGCAGTACAAGCTAAGGTTTGACTACCTGATGTAGTGTCTTCCTTTTCATATAAAGACAAGGCAGACCAATCTATACTCTCAGGCATTTGTTTCTTTAACTCCTCATACTGTTCCTTATCAATCTCTTGATATGGTGCTTGTGCATACGAGTGATCACTGTGTGGTAGGAATGAAATACCTGAGCAGATGTCAAAGTTTTCGTAGACCCATGCACCTACTGCCATCCACTCTGCATCCTTGACTGTGATAGTCACAGATGGTTTGTGTTCACACCAGTGTAAGGCATAGTTCTTCCACAATTCTAGCTGCTGTAGTGCAGTCATATCGTTACGAGTAACAGCACCTACTGGTGACTTAGTAGGGAAGCTAAACACTGTAGTAGAGTCAGGCTTCATCACGCATGGTTCAGCAGGAATACCACTGTCCTTCATAAACTGTGTTAGTGGGTCTTTGTTGTCACCACGCACAGTACGAATGTAGTACTCACTGTGTCTTGCATGAATACCTGATGCAGTGTTTGTCAATTGTGATACAGTACCAGATGGTTTGACACAAGTAATAGCAGCAGAAGCAGGGACACCTAGTTTATCAGCATAGATACGGTTGACATCAATAGCCTGTAGCTTAAGCTCTTTGAGCCAGCGTGGGCTATCAACAGTCTTAGATAGTACATTGTTATCCATGATACCTGTTAGTGATACACCTAGTAGACGCTCTTCCTCCGTATTCTTCTGCCAAATCTTACGTAAGTATGGCATCTTAGTAAAGGTAGACTGTACTGTACCAAGTATGGTAGCTAGTCGTACCTTACGGCGTAGACTTTCTAGGTCATCGTGTTCACGTACTACTACCTCTGTCAGATTACAGAACTGGTATGGGCGTAGGATAATTTCAGAGCAAGGGTTAGTACCCCACTCATGTCCTGTCTCTCTACGTCCATTCATCTTAACATGGTTGTCTGCTGCTGGACGAGAGAAGATACCACGCTCACCAGACTTAGACTCTACAAGGGATAACCACTCACGCATAAATCCTTCCATGTCAGGCTTGTCTGTGTAGGCTACAGAGTTATTAGCTAACGCACGTTGACCCTCGTTCTCCCACCACTGACCTGACTTAGCGTGTGCCATACGTCCGTCACTGAGGTTAGACAGGCTAATCATAGCTGATCGGCGTACACCACCTACTACCACAACCTCACCAATCTTACACATGATATCGTGACACTCAATACTAGTAAGCTTACGTCCTGCTGCACCCTTGAACTTAGCCACAACAAACTTGAACAAGTCATCAAGAGGCTCAGGTCCACTAGCTCTACCACCAAAGGTCTTAAGTCTAGCACCTGCTGGTCTAATCTTAGACAAGTCCCACTTAGGGATGTCACCTGAGTATAGGTGTGACAGTAGCTTATGTAAAGCCCTAGCCCAACCTTCCTTGCTATCCTTAACTGCAATGACATCATCACTATAATCTAATGCCTCAGGTATATCAGGAAGCTTGGCAATAGACTGACGTTCTACACTGAAGCCGACACCAGTACCACACAGTAAGATAAACATAGCCTCATCAAAGGCACGGATGTGATCCACTGGTAGGTAGCTACAGTTGTAGATGCAGGTGTTGTCACGATCTGCTGCTACCCCTGCTGTCATCAAGGCTCTCATGCTAGGCATCACCTCAAGGTTGATGATTGCTTCCTCAATCTCTTTTAAGTCTTTTGTAGGTAGACCAGTAGTAGCAATGTAGTTGATATATCGTTGCACTGTCTCAGGCCAAGTCTCTCGCCTGTTCTCTTCTTCTAGCCACCGTGCATATCTGCTAGTAGCAATGAATGTTTGGTAGTCAGTTGGTAGGTAATTGCTACTCATCTATTGTCTCCATTCCCTTGTAGTACGCCACGTTCCTTGCGGCTCTCTAGTTTTTGTATATTCATAGCAGCTATAACTTGTAGGCTATAGTTAATATCCCTAGCTACTGCTGCTACATACCACAACACATCGCCTAGTTCTTTGGCAATCTCGTGTGCTTCTTTCTTAATATCTTTACCATCTCGTACAATCTTCTTTACCTTTTCTGCTACCTCACCTGCTTCACCAGCTAGGCCAAGGGTAGGATAGGTTAGCTTGTACTCTTCTGGATAGATGGCAGTCTTATTAGCGCGTTCTTGGTAGGCATTAAAATCCATACTACTCTTCCCCAATCTCGCCACCGTCATTCTTAGTACAGTATACCTCACTAATATAGTTGAACCCCATGCCCTGCAAGAAGGACTTAAAGTTATACATCAAGTCAGGAAGGTATCCCTCTGTTTCAAAAGTATGTTCAATAGTTCCTGTAACATTTCCATCTTCGTCTGTATGCTCACACCGAAAGGTAATATAATCGTTCACCAGTTTACTCCCTTAGTTTTTTCCATAAGTTTTATCATCTTCTTGAGATACCAGATAGCTTTCTCTGCATCCTGAATAGGGTTGCCCTTCTTGAACAAGCGTGAGCCTGTGTACTTAATGACGTTACCGTGACAGTAGCTGATGGCATCCCAATCACCTAGTACGTCAACGATGTAGTCAATAGTTTCAATGCCATTATCTGCGTAATGGGCAGGGCTGTTTACCATATCTTTAGCATCAGATTGTTTAGCTGCTTGCTTCATATATTCCTCGTGACTTACATGGGATTCCATAGCTTCACCTCTCCTGTGTCTGTGTCATACTCACCGTTGCGTAAGATACGTGCTAGCCTAGCGTTCTCTATTGCTATCTCTTCTGATAAGCCTTTCTTATTGTACGCAGCAACCACTGTATCCCACGTGCAACCAGAAGACAGAAGTTTATTAGCAGTCTTGGGACCAACAGTTGGACAGCCGCTGTAGTTATCTGTACTATCCCCAACCAAAGTTTGGAAAAGGAAATTGTAGTTAGCTTCTGCCTCAGTGATTGTAACCACTTCGTCATTAATCCAGTGCTTTGCTGGTACAGTAAGTAAGTCCTTATCTTCAGACCAGATAATTGTATCTGGATTAGAAGTACCAAGTATCCCCATGACATCATCTGCTTCTAGTCCTTTATAAATTATAGTGTTGTACTTGCTCATCATATAGTGTCTTGCATAGCTAAGAAGCATAGGCTTGCGTACATCTTTACGATTAGCTTTGTAGTAGGGAGCTACCTTTTTACGGAAGTTATCTTGATCAGATAAAGTAACGATACAGTCTTGAACAGGTGCAGCATCTACTAAGCCAGAGATGTATTCATCTAGCTTGTAGTCTACATCATGTTCCCAAGCATGTAGTGTCCACAATCCATTACCCCAATCCGTAGGTTTCTCTGCTACCACTGCTGCTTTGTAAGCTATTATGTCTCCATCAATAAGCAGTAGGGTCATCGTGTATGTCCTCCTTATTTTTTTCATCATCTTTAAGGTTGTTGAGTGTTACTATCTTGATACCTGTAGTCACTTGAATGTAATCAAGGTATGACTCAACGATCCACTTAATACATAGGCAGATAGACACGCCAAAGAATGAGGCAGTGAGTAT